GCGTTATTACCTCGCAGTCCATTTCCACTTCCGGCGATTGGGCGGCGGTAGGCACTCTGACCCGTGGGACTGCTTTTGACCCGACAGATGTCGCAGAGGTAGCAGATACCCTGACGATTTCTACTGGTCGGCAGAATACCACTTACTTCGACTACGCTGATTTAGCTCAATCCCCTTGGACGACTGAAAAAGAAATCTTCGGCCGCGCGGGAGAACGATTGGGTGAATTCATCGAAACCGATGTTCTTGCCCAGCACGCAAGCTGGAGAAATCTTGGAGGTTCGGGAAGTGTGTGGACGGACAATACCGATGTTACTCTTGCCGCATCAGCTTCCAACATTGATGACCTGGCGCGTCTGGTAAGACGCGTAATCAGGGAACAAAACGGAGCTTCCTTGATGGCAAGAAACGGAGTTGGAGCTGTGCTAAGTCCTGCGAGTTTTGAGTTCGTAGAGGCTTTCGCCCAGGCTTTTTTCAAACTATTAGGCCTGGTTAAATCCTTTCTGATACACGGCGAAAACCCTGAAGAGGACAACGCCTACCAACCCAAAAGGGGGGTACAACGACTGAGCGAAAGGAACTGCACAATGCAGTATGCAACAGTCTGAACCGTGGCTATAACAAAATGAAACCACGGAGGATGGCAGAAATGACCACCTCGCACATTGAAAACTTAATTGAGGAATTGATAATGGTGTTCGCTCATGCTAAATACGAACCTCCAGCCTCTATGGGCTAAAGAAAATCTCTCTAAACACAATAAAATTCTCAATTAAGTGATGTGAAGTAACAAAATTGAATGGTTTTGCGTCAGCAGACGATGCGTTGAAAAACGGCCTTGCGCCGCAGGTTAAATACCTCGGTATCACTTGGTACGTTTCCAACGATAACGTGGCTGACCATGCCTTCGCTGGAGTACGAAAGATTCAGCGACTCGGAATTCTCACGGGAACTTTCGGAAGGATGCACAAGTTTCCCGGTATCGCGGGAACTTCAGGAGGCATCCAGTCGGGTATCGCTTTCCACTCACGTGTGGATATTGGACACCTGACCCCAACCGATCATGCGCTTTTGGTGTATGACGTGAGGGATAGTAATTCATAACACTTGTGATGTTACTCTGCTTCTTGACTATCGGGAGGCAGAGATAACTTCAAAATATGGTATTCCCGGAAACAATTTTCCAATATATCACTACCGAAGAAACCTCTTACAAAACAAGGGAGATAACTCTTGGAGAAAATTGGACGTGGAATATGTCAAATCACCTCTCCCTTTCCTTCCACATGAAATTCGGGAAGTATCTTCAGAGTTCTAACGACCCCAGAACTAAACAGCCGTACCAGAATATAATCCTTCCCATTCTTGAATTCCGTTACGCGGCAGAGGATAGGGATGTAAAAGACATCATCTTTGAAACCGAAGACCCCGAAAAACAGCACCTTTCGTTTCTCATAAAAAAATACTGGGATGATGTTTTCACCATTGAGAATAACTTGGATGAATTTCTTGACGATGCCATAGAAGAAAAAGTTGATTACGGCGGATGTCTTGTAAAGAAAGGCGCGGGGGCCGTGCCTGAAATTCTTAATCTGCAGACCATAGCGTTTTGCGACCAGACAGATATTCTGGGAGGCCCGATAGGATTCAAATTTAATTTCTCCCCCGAAGCCCTTAAAAGAAAAGCAAAATTAGGCTGGGGAGAAGAAAAGAATGGAGCGAATACAACGATCGAGGAGCTGACGACCATTGCTTCCAAGCAAAAGGACTCCATTGACCCGAACCAAACAGGCCAGCAGAACGAAACTACGGGAAAGAATATAGAGGTTTACGTAGTGAGGGGAACCCTACCCGCCGCTTACTTAAAGGGCCATGACTTAGAGACTTTGGTAGACCAGGTTCAAGTGGTCGGTTTTTATACGGACGAGAAAGGAAGGCAGGGCGTAACTTTGTATAAGTCAAAAGAGACCGAAAGCGTCTTAAAATTCCATGCGCCTAAGAAAGTTCATGGCCGCGCGTTGGGCTGGGGGGGTGTTGAGGCACTATTCGACCCGCAAATTTGGGCGAACTTTGCTGAGATACATAAGAATAACCTCCTTAAATCAGCTTCTAAAAATCGTCTTTTCACGGATGACCCGGGTTATGCCAACCGCAATAAAATACAGGATATGGAGAATGACGAGATTACCACCATTGACCGGGAATCTCGTTACGGAATCAGGCAAATCCCCGTAGGAGCGGTAAACATTCAACTATTTGACCGCCGTGTTCAGGAACTTGAAGACCACGCCCAGAAGCTCGCAGGAGTAACCGACCCGTTNTTGGGTAAATCTCCGGCCGCCGGAACACCTTTTAGATTACAGGAACGGGTAATTTTTGAAGGCAAAAAACCCCACGAAAGAACAGCGGGGAAGTTTGATAAGTTCTTGGAGGAAATAATCAATGACTGGGTTATTCCGCATATTGTCAGAGAAATCACCAAAGGCAAGACGTTCCTTTCCAATCTTTCCTCAGACCAGATGGAATATATTTTGCAACGAGTTCCGAGAAACCGAGCCGTAAAAAGGCAGTGGGAAGATGTGTTGTCAGGAAGAATCCCTGGAGACTTGGCGGTTTACGAGGCAGAAGAAAAAGAGAATCTCTTACGTTCAGGAAACCAACAGCTTTTAGAAATCCTTAAAGACGAATTTGTGGGTGTGCGAATGAAAGTTAAAGTGAGGGTATCTTCCAAGCAAAAAGATATGGCGGGATTTGTTGAAAAACTTGGAAACATCCTGCGTCAATACTGGGCTTTGCCGCCTGAAATTAAAAACGACCCAACTACCCAACACTTGATGAATCAGTTATTGGAGGCATCGGGTCTTCCGCCTGCATCATTAGGGCAACTTACAACCAGCGTTTTGGGGGGTACGGAATCTCCATTGCCCTCTCTCTCTGAACAGAAGACAAGACCGACTAGAGATTTAGCGAAAAAAGAAACTTTAACTGTGTAATTTATGCAATTTTACGATGCTACAAATAAAAGAGCTATCTGTCAGGGAATAGACCGGATATGCGATTCGGATGATACGGCATATCCTCGACTCGATAAAACTGCCGAAGTGAATGACGGATTAGAAGAACTGGTGGGTATAATCGTTGCCGAATTGGGTAATAATTTTTGGAGATGGGACGACACAAACCAGACCGATTTGCCTAAGGGTTCAGGGACTTTAGCAGAAGGACAGGAATGGTACAGTTTCGCTTCTGAATATCTGAAAGTCGAAGAAATAAGGATTTTAAACATCAACGGAACCCCAATAAAGATTGAACAGATTGACGAAGATATTATGAACGGGCTTTCGTGGGAAGAATACTTCGGGCTTAATTCTGACCTAACTGCAAAAAAGGGATTTCCGTCTCATTATCAGCTACTAGGTGATTCAATTCGTCTTGGCCCGGCTCCGACATCAACGGCAGTAACCCTTGCGAGCGGACTCGAAATTGATTTTGTTCGCACTTCTGTTCTTTTTACTCCCGTATCAACAACTGCGGCAGATACAACCAATCCCGGCATTCCTTCTCCATATCATAAACTTCTTGTTTATTATGGTTCACTCACGTATTGCATGAAATATAAGCGAGATAGAGTCGCGTGGCTTGAGAAAAAATGGAGCGATGGAGTAGATGACCTGATTAAACATTTAAGCAAAAGAAACCCCGACCATAGGGATGTGATGACTAATAAAAAAATTGTCCATATATGAAACTTCAACAATCTGAAAAAAATATCGTATGTCCGAAATGCGGGGAAGACGAGTTTATTGATGTTGAATTTAGAGAAACCCGATATTCGACTTATCAGATTTGGTGTGCGGATAAAGAGTGTAAAACCGATATATTAGTACCCTCAAAATTAGTCGCAAAAAAGTTAATAGTTAAACTATAATGGCTCTTGCAATTTCTAACGAATCAAAAAATAATCTATCTATAACTAATGAGAATAAGCCCGGTGCTTCTGACACGTGGGCTACTCACACCGAGACATGGGCGGACGCGGGAGGAAATTGGTCTGCCCCTGGACTTCCCATTACCAAGGACTTAAAAAATAATTTAACGATTACAAATGAGAACAAGAATTAAATCATTTTTAATAATTATTCTTCTGCTTCTGGCAACTTCGGTTCAGGGTTTTCAGACCTTGCCCCCGGATATGTTCAAGCCCCAGCCAAGCAAGACGGCAAGGTTCTTTTCTCTTGTTTGGGAATGCAAATGGCGCGTATCCTGTTATCAAAAACTGGGGGCTTTCGCGCAACTTGCCACGTCCAATATATTGAGTGCTTTCCCCACGACCTATAACAATAACCTAGCTATCACGATTGAAACGGGGACGACTTCCGTGGCTTCAATCACTACACTCGGCAATCTTGCTTCTGTCGGAACTCTTACTACAGGCTCTCTAGGTTCTGGTTTTACTACAGTTGTCGTAGCGAGAGGTGGGACAGGCTCTACCACACTTTCGTCTAATCAGATTTTATTAGGTAATGGAACGGGAAATATAGGAACAGTGGTGGGTTGGGGAACTTCAGGCCAATTTCTGCAGTCAAATGGCGGGGTTCTGGCTCCGACTTGGGCGACTTCGGCCATAGACCAAGGAGCGGCTTACACTTGGACAGCGGCCAGTTCCACTTTCGTATATGGAATTAACGTGGGTTTTTCCACGACTACCAACGCCACTACAACCAATCTTTTTGTTTCGGGTACGGCTTCCACCACTCGTCTTATTGCTGGTGCTTTAGGGGTGGGGCTTTCCACGACCACTCAAAGGAACTTTCAAGTGGCGGGGGACGTGGAGATTGACGGAAAATGCTCGGGATGTACCGGTGCCGACAACTTTTCAAGAGGCACATTCTCGCGGACAAATGGGGATGGAACCGGAACGCAGGACATTACTCACAGCATGAATGGTATTCCCCGGCTTATTGTAATTCACGGAGTAGATGACGCTGGTNGCACAGACAACGATTTAATGATGTCCGAGGGGAGCGCGACTTCTACTGTAAGCCAGTCGGCGATTGCGGCGACAGTTGCTCCGTCAGGGGCGAGTGTCTCAACCGCAATTTCAACTTCCACGTACATAATTCTTATGACTAATAACGCGGGAATTGACGCGGGCAAGGCCCGGCTTTCCGCCGTTGCCGACCAGACATTCACTATTACATGGGACGTTGCCATAACCGCAACGGGATATTTTACTTGGGAAGCGTTTAGATAAATTTAGATAAATATGAGTACTATATTTTCAAAAGACGGCATAGCGACAACGCAAATTACTCGTTTTGACGGGGGTATAGTTAATGACCCACGCAACCCAAAAGAAAGCATTGCGCGAATTATCAGCAATTTTGACGCGATTACTTCGGCTAATAAATTGATCCCTTACCGTTCAAGTGAAGCTGGGGACACTAATGCTAACGCGACACGAATTTCTAACTATTGCATCGCGCGGCGCGACGGAACGACCTATTCTCTTTATGGGCTTGGCAGAACATCTGCCGCTTCAGTTCTCGCGGAAATATATTATAAGAATTTAACGACTAGTTCGGCCAACGACTTGGACGATAGTGATTGGACGGAAACCGCCAATAACGTATCGGCAAGCGGGTCGCAGGATTATAATTTGTTCGCATACTACCGCAAGTCGGGGATGATTTATTTCGCTAAAGCCGGTACTACAATTTGCGCCTATGACCCGACTGGCGCGACAGCATTAGCCGAGGGGGGCAGTGGAGAGTCAGTAACTATTGCCTACACCTATATCGGACAGGGTATAACGCACTCAAAAGACG